CCCCTAATAAGAACTATGTAGACGACACTATCACTACTGCTCTTGCTACAGGTTCTCCTCCTCCCGGTGTACAGCTTGCTACAGCTCAGATAGAAGACGACGCTATAACCTACGCAAAGTTACAGAATGTAGCAGCTAACAATGTATTGCTTGGTAACGACAACGGTGCGGGTGTTGATGTTCAAGAACTTACGGCAACTGAAGCACGGACGTTATTAAATGTAGCAGACGGTGCTACTGCTAACGATACGGACGCTAATCTAAAGAACAGAGCTAACCACACAGGTACACAGACTGCAGCGACCATTTCAGACTTCGACGCAGAGGTAGCGAACAACTCAGCTGTAGTTGCTAACACTGCAAAGGTATCAAACGCCACACACACTGGAGACGCTACGGGGTCAACTGCTCTTACTCTTGCCACTGTTAATAGTAATGTAGGTTCTTTCACTAATGCTAATATAACAGTTAATGCTAAAGGATTAGTTACAGCGGCAAGTAGCGGCACAGGAGGTTCTGCTGGTACTCCTAATTGGAGTAGTGGGTGGGTAAATACTGATGGTACTACCTCTGTGGCTAACGGGGCTACGCTCGATTTTACCCATAACTTAGGTACTACTAATTTAACTCTTACTATATGGGTAGCGGATGATAGTAGCGGTACAAATGCCAAAGAGGTAAGAAACTACTTTCACGCAAATGCTAGTGCTGAATATGGTGCTACTATAACAGATTTAACTACTACGACATTAGAATTACAACTACTTCAAGACGGTTGGATTGCTATTAATAGCTCCGGGGCTGGACCCGGTTTAAGTCTTGCGGGTGGAGAGAGTTGGTCTGGGCATTATGTAAAAGTAGTAGCAAGTGCTAGTGCAACTGTGGGTGCGGTTTCTAAATACAGCACAGGGTGGCAAAGCAGTATAGATGCTGTAACCGTAGCAAACGGTAGTACTCACACAATTACTCACAACTTAGGAACAGATGATGTAACAGTTCAAGTATTTGTTGCTACCAGTTCGGCAGGTGCTAATTCAAGATTGATAGCAGGAGGTGCTGAGATAGGTTCTAGCGGTACAGTTGGCTATAACGCACAAATACAAAGCTTAGGTACAAATTCCGTTGAACTTCAACTAGGTAGTGGGGGTTATCTAGAATTAACATCTACTGGTACAATGAACCCAAATGTATCGTTTGCATCTAAATACATCAAAGTAGTTGTAATCGGATGATCGACTCCCTCTCCAGTTTTCTTAACACCGCTCTTGTCATTGCACTGAGTGTGATCGGGTGGATTATTAAACGCATTATCGAACGCTTAGACATTGGTGATAAACGACTTACAAAGATAGAAGTGGAGTTAGCTGCTCAGAGAGAGCGGGATGCTGCTGTTGAAAGTAGGATCGGTAAAGTAGAACAAGCTATCAACGAGGTCAACGGTAAGCTGGATCGTATGATGGAAATATTAATGAGGAAATAGACGATGAATAAAAAGAAACCGGGGTTGTATGAGAATATGCGAAAACGTAAAGCTTTAGGCATCAGTAGAAGTAAAAGTAAATCTACAGTCAGTGCTAAGGCTTACGCTAATATGAAGCGTGGGTTTCCTAAGAAATAATGGCTGAAAAGAAGAAGATGACAGGCTGCAAGCGTCGTGGGCTTGCTATAAATAAACCACGAAGAATACGTAAAGGAGAACCCGGCTACGGTAAAAAGAAGTTTGTTGTGTGTGCTAAAGAAGGCAGCAAGCATCGTATCATTCGTTTCGGTGACGCTAAGATGACAATTAAGAAAAGCGATCCAGCCCGTCGTCGTTCTTTTAGAGCTAGGCATAAATGCGACCAAAAGAAATCAAAGCTAACAGCTGGTTACTGGTCGTGTAAGAAATGGTAACTGATGGCTAGACCTACCAGAAGAACTGTAGTACGTCCTAATCCTTTATCGTTTCAACAACGTACGATTTCTGCTGCATCTGCTGCTCAAGCGAAAGAGAATGAGGAGAAAGCAACGGAGTTGGAAGGTAAAGTAACTACTCTTGAGAGCGATCCATTCTTTGTTACTGTAGATGGTGGAGGAGCGGTAGTGGAAGCAGATATAGATACTTTTGATGGAGGATCACCTGATGCCTAGTTTTACAAAACGCATACAATTACGTAGAGGAACTTCTAGCGAGTGGACAACTGAGAACCCAATATTACTTGAGGGTGAGCTGGGAATCGAATTAGACTCAGCTAGGAACAGAATTAAGATTGGAGACGGGACGACCGCTTGGAACTCTTTACCGTATTTCTTGGACGCTCGTGAAGAGGAGGTAGGTGATTACCAAGACTTCCTTGATGCCTTGACCGCTCCGTAATTACAGTTATAACACCAAGGGATGAGCAGTCTACTTACACAACTCGGTCAAAAGGTTAAAGCCAAGCTTGATAACAAGTTTGATAAGACTGGAGGCTTGATTAGTGGATCGGTAAATATATCACAATCTCTACAAATTGGATCATATTTAACTAGCAGTTTACCAGAAGCAGGTACATCAGGACGATTGATATACGTCAGTGATGGAGACGGCAGCGGTGGTCCTTGTATAGCTGTGGATGATGGGACAGATTGGAAGATTGTAGAGCTTGGTGGTTCTGTACCTACTGCTACTCATATACTTGCGGAAGACGGAGATAGCTTAACTACTGAGGCTGGAGACATCTTGATTACTGAGGTAGCTTGACAGTTATAAGCTCCGCTAATACATTTAATAACACAAATTAACCCACAACAAAGGATTATATATTATGTCTAGTTTGCTTACCCAATTGGGTCAAAAAACAAAAGTAGAGCTTGATAAGAAGCTTGCCCTCGCAGGTGGAACAATGACTGGGGCTTTGACCCTTTCAGGTGCTCCAACTGCTAACCTTCACGCCGCTACCAAAGCTTATGTAGATACTGCTTCTGATACTTCAGCTCTTCAGTCCGAACTTGACGCTACTCAAGCTGGTGCAGGTCTTGGTGCTAACGGTGCTTACACAGCTAATAGTTCTGCCAACTACATCAGTTCGGTAACGACCCTTCAAGCTGCTGATAACGCTCTTGATACTCAGTTAAAGACTGTTGCTGACGCTGTTGCTTCTAACGACTCCGACATTTCTACCTTACAATCTAACGTAAGCAGCAATGACTCGGACATCAGCTCCCTTCAATCTGACGTCTCAACTGCTCAGTCTGACATCTCCACTCTTCAATCGAACGTTTCTTCGAATGATAGTGACATCTCTTCTTTGCAGTCCGATGTATCCGCTAACACTTCTGCTATCAGCAGCAACGACAGCGACATCTCTGCTCTGCAAACTCAAGCTGGTTCCCTCGCTTCTGACGGTAACTCTGCTTCGTTCAGCGGAAACATCAGTGCTGCTAACGCTACGTTCTCTGGTAACTTGACTGTTAATGGTACGACCACTTCGATCAACACCACTAACATCGATGTTACTGACTCCTTGATGAACCTTTCTAAAGGTGCAGCTTCCGGTACTAACGCTTCGAATGACGGTGGTTTCATCGTTGAGCGTGGTTCTTCCGAAAGCAATGTTGCTTTTATCTGGGACGAAGGAGACGACAAGTTCAAGGTTCTTTCAACCTCTGCAACTGCTGCTTCCACCGACATCTCCGGAACGGACAGCTCTGCTGCTCTTGCTGACTTAGATGCTAACCTTTACCACAACGGAACTGAATTAGGAACCGTTGCTGAGTTCGAAGCTGCTTTAAGCTAAGATTTAGCTCATCCATCATTAAGGGGCGGTTCTTCGGAGCCGCCTCTTTTTGTTTACAAAGATAACAACCACTAGTAGTATAACATCATGCTAAGTCATAAAGAGGGAAGTAAACTGCACGATAAGATTGCAGGAGCGTACAGCCACAGCATAGATATGATGGAAGATATGGGGGAGTACAACGCTGCTCTACTCAATGGAGCCAGACAGTTCCTGAAAGATAACAATGTATTGATGGACAGCGGTGTCGGTACGCCATTGGAAGCATTAGATCATCAATTAAAAGCGTTACCATTTGAAGAAGAAGAACAACATCGAGATACCGCCCAAGCTACGGGACTTTAGAAACTTTCTATTCCTAGTCTGGAAACACCTTAACCTCCCTGATCCTACCCCGCTTCAATACGACAT